ATGTCTGACGAAGCTTACTTTAAGCTTGTGTACCAAACTATGGTAGAATTTGACAAACAATATACCCAATTCTTCGACGCTGTCGTTTATTTGAGAGATGAATATCCTGACGAGCCCGAAATTCAAGCCATATGCCGCCAGTTTTCGAATCCATACTGGATTGATATCTGGAATATTAAAGATAGAGCGTATGACACGTTAGATATTGAACAGGACGCCCATTCGCAGTTGTCGAAACTCGAACCGATTATCGAAGAGTTTTACTTCGTGGCCAGGCCTCATTTGGAGGAGATAATCGACCAAATAGTTGCCGAAATCGATCGTCGCAAAGGTGAGGAATCGATCGTCGTGTCAGGTGGACGAGATGGAAATCTCGTTAGGAAATCTGCGGTTACTAAATCATCGACAGCGACGCAATACAGCACGGCATCGTTCAAAGTCGTCGACGACTACGACAAGTGCATGGACAAGTACTATGGTCAAAGAATGGCGTTTCATTGCCGCGTCGCCTATCTCCTCGAAATGCTCAAATTGGTCACCGCAGCTCTCGGCCAAGTTACCAAACTCGTGGACGTCAATTTTCAAAAGCCTGACCACCAGTGACGGGAACGACCAACCATCGGTGCTTATGGTGCTGCAGCTTCTTCACCGACTTCAGAGCCGTGGACACCGACGTTCGCGAACTCTAGGCGAAATCTCGCCCATCTACATTCGCGCGACCTTTGATAGTCATTGTGGCGCAGTTTTGGAGACAGCATCGATGAGAACAACTGTTTTGGCGATCACGGCTGCGATATTTTTTCCGGGCAGTTTATATGCCGAGGATAGCATGACGGTTGCGACGCAGCTCGGGGCACTCCTCGCGGCCGAATCCGCCTGTGGTATGACCTACGATAAGGAAGCGATATCGGGTTACATCGAAAAAAATGTTGCCGATGATGATTTGAGTTTTGCGAGCATCCTGCCGATGATGGTCAAAGGACAGGGGATCCAAATTGACCAGATGACAGAGAGTTCAAAGATGGCCTTCTGTACTCAGCAGCGACGTGTAGCGAAGAAACTTGGCTTTGCAAAGTAAACGCGCTTTTCGGTGAAGGCATCGAACTGTGTACGACTTCCTCATATGCAACGATTTGTATTTTCTATTTTGTGTTGACTAAATAGTAGAATCGACACAACCTCGGAACACATATGTCGAAAGAGGGACGGCATCGTGACAGTATGCGTCTGCGTAAAAGTGAATGAATGCATGGTTTTCGCTGCCGATAGTGCAACGAGCTTTGACGCAGGCGGCGCAACGGACGGGAACGGCGATCCAATCCAGCAAGTCTATAGATACGGCAACAAGCTGTTTCAACTTCACCGTGAATATCCGATTATGGCTATGACGGCCGGATTAGGTAATTTCGGGCAAGCTTCGATTGCTATGCTTGCAAAACAATTTCGACAGATGATTGGATCGAAAGGAACATCCCCGCTCGGAGTTGATTATACCATGCAGGATGTCGTGGGTCTGGCACACCAGTTCTTCCTGAAGGAAGAATTTAAAAAGGTGGTTGACCCGAGCGGTGCCGTATTTGAGCTCTGGATTGGCGGCTACTCCTCAGGTGAAATGTACCCTGAGTTGTGGAGGCTTGCTGTATTCAATGGTATTGTACAGGAGCCTACGCAGGCTGCAGAGAAAGACGAAGTTGGGATATACTGCGGCGGCCAACGCGATCCGATTTTACGGTTGCTTCAGGGTTTTGGTTGGAAATTAGAGCATGTTTTGCAGGAACATGGTGTCACTCCCGAAAAGTTTCCGAAGCTCTATGAGTCGGTTAGGCCCGCATTGATGTTGCCTCTTGCGTCGCCCGTTATGCCAATTCAGGACGCCATTGATCTAACCGAGTTTCTGGCTGACATGACAAAAAAGGTATTTCGTTTTCGCGCCGTACCAGAATATGTCTCAGGAGACATAGACGTCGCAACTGTAACGAAATATGAGAACTTTCGCTGGATAAAAAGAAAGCACTACTATCCGCCCGCACTCAACCAACAGGTGATCCATGTCTGATCAAATTCGCAAGGAAAAGGAAATCGTTGGTAAAAAAGAGGATTCGGCGTTCAAGCTTTCTCGGGAAACCGAGCAGAAGATCATCCGCGAGTTCCGGTCGCCGTTCCCAGATAAGCGGAACGAGCAAGAGGATGGGATTCTCACCGCAAACGCGTGCTCCCGTCTAAATTAACGCCTTCGCCATCTTCGTGCAGTACTAGGCGATGCTGGCGCTCGCCGGTCTGTCAGCTACATTTAAGCAAGCGCCGGTGAAGCTGCATCATGCGAACACGCGCGCGCCCCAGTCGGCGCAGCCTCCGGCGCCGAGCCACCTGCTGTTCAAATGGATTAATTGACTAGTAGTCGCATGCATGAGAAAATTTCGCCCCTTGGGGGTTGTACTCATGCAAAGACGTTGGAAGATCGTCTTGATTGCTACAACAGCATTACTCGTGCTCGTTGGGATCATTGGTGGCGGCGTCTGGTTTCTCAGACCCAAATCGCCGCCGGCCTTAACTGACTTCGCTGAAGACCGAATGGTTACCACGTCAGATGCTTCCCCAGTTGCTGCACCACCGATCCATTCCAGGGGTATAAGCTTATCTCCATCTCCCAATTACACCGTCAATGCCGCTGCTGAGGGCAAAATCAGTCGGCCCGTACAATCTGATAGTGTTCAAACGCCGGATAACGTCACACCGTCATCTGCAGGAAATCCAGCAGCCGGCGATGCCACTAACGCAACTACCGCGAAGGATCCTTTGGAAGACGCCATTGCACACGCCAGTTTAAAATCAAGAGCCGACATCCACATGGAGACCGATATGCGACTGTACAAGTCCTATCTGGTCACCTTCGCAATCCAAGCAGAGAAGCAAGATGGTTCGACGATGGGGCTGGACAATTTGGGCCGCAAGTTGCCGGCGTCATCCATCATGAACACCACCATTCAATCGTCTCGCGAAGTTTCTGCTTCATTGGTGACAGGCGATTTGGAATACGTTGCTCAGGACGCAGGATGGAAAACTTTGGTTAGCACTGCGCCGTCGATCTGGACATGGACAGTCACGGCTAAGACGCCAGGCGAAAAAACGGTGCTCTTCAACTTGGAGCAACGAATTAAGATCGGCGAAAAAACAATTGAGGTTCCGGTAGAACAATTCCCATTCATCGTGAAAGTTCGAGCCAGCTTTGTGGGCCAGGTTGCTGCAATGTTTTCTACAGTTCAAAGCGCGGCCGTAGCAATCGCGGCGATGCTCGGTACGCTGGGGACGATAGGAACGGCCTGCTACACGGCTTGGAGAATGGTCCGCTGGCGTACTCGAAAAGCGAATTCGCGACCCCATCTCCAGCCCTAAGCCGTTAGTCTAGCCTCGGTGGCGCAATTCGATCGGCCGCACTTAACCCATCGCAACATTGTCTCAAAGATCAGATCAGCAATCCACATTGCGCAGACGCCGACGACAAAGGCAGCCCCGCATTCAATCTATTTGCCAAGAACAACGAGCGCGATACGTTTTAGCGCATCAGCAAATGACACCCCGAGCGCTATGCCGGCAATGCCGATCATGCCCAGCGCACCCAGCCCCATCAGCTTCCATCGCTTTACATCGTCCGTGACGGGCTTCATTTCAGAAATGTCTTCCTGGACTGTTACGATGGTCGTTTCCAATTTTCCAATGCGATCGATCGTCTCGTCCATTCGGCGATGGACCCTCGAGCGACTTTCCTCGGACTTGTCATCCGATCGCCTCATCATGTCCTCGAGGCGACGGTTGGCCTCCTGCAATGAACGCATCCCGGCGACAAGCTCCCCGAGCTGCTTATGGACTGCGGCGTCGATTTCTGGGGCCGTCATGAATAGTCTCTCATATTGATGCTGCGCCAGCGAGATCGGTCACGCCAGCGTGGTTGCCGTGATGATGAAGCAAATAAGAAGGCCAGGATTCAGGGCCCCTTGTCGACGGGCGGCTGAGGCTTGATGAGGCCGCCAAATCCGTCGCGGACGACGTTGATCAGTGTTTTTGACACTGCGAGCACGGTGATCGCAACGGTCGTATAGGTCGGGCTGATCCACGACTGCGAGCATTCGAGCGCGCCGGTCGCCAAGGTTGTGCAGCCTGTGGCGATCAAGAACGCCGTGATGGCTGCCAGAGCTGCGATCAGGACATTGAGGACATTGTGGATAGTGTTCGTGTTGAGCATTGCAGTTCCTTTACTGAGCGGCCTTGGCCTGCTGGAGGGCGGAAGAAACGATCGCGTAGGCCTGCGCAACGAGCACAAGAGCATTGACGGCAGTCGTATGGGAGGGATCGGTGCAGATCGTTTCGACGCCGGAATAGGCCGCAGTTTCCTTGGCGACCGTCGTCGACTTGATCTTGCCGGTGGCAGCGACGGCCGAGAAAGCCACGTGGGCGATTTCAAGCGCAGAGCAGACCTTCGGAAGATTCTGCTCGATCGCTGTGTCGACCTGGTTTGTCGTCTGGCATGCGGAGAGAGAAACAGCGGACAGCACAAGGCTAGCCGCCATCGCGAGATGGAGGATGCGCATAGGAATGGTCCTTTAGTTGTTGGAGAGGATCAGGCTTCGTCAGTTGAAACGACGCCATTGGAATTCACGACAGGCAATGCTCCAGCCGGTAAAAGCTCACTGGATGGCCAACGATAGGAAGTAATGCGCGTTGTTGCGAACGGCTTGATGTTCACGGCATCCGACTGATTACCGCCGAGAACCATGATGTTGCCCTGCTGATCCTTGCCTACGACCAAGCCGACGTGGCCGCCGCCGGCACGCTTGAACGTGACAACGCAGCCGACTACAGGGGCTTTAAGCGAAACACCCCAATTCTGATATGAAAGCGCCAGTCCGGACCGGGTGGATTTGATCCCGACGCTTTCGAAGACGAAGCCTACGAATCCGGCACACCATGGGGTAGCATCATCTCGGAACGGCAGTCCCAGCTTCGCCCACATCCGGACGATTTCAGGGTTATTACCAGATCCCACGACCTCATGGAGGCCAATGTATTTGCGCGCGAAAGCGAGCCACCGGGGCTCGGTAGCTTGGATCATGATTTTTCTCCGAAATGAAAAAGGCGGCTCCGAAGAACCGCCTAAGTGGGATTGCTGCTCACCCTCGGGCAAGGCACCAGTGGATTTGAACTACGACTAAAGCGGTAGGCCAGCAAATTTCTTGAGCTAAGGAAGGCTTCCATCGCTTTCAGTTCGTGAAAGCTGTGGTTCGAGGCTTTGCGTAAAATTGGAGCGGCGCCGATCCGAAGGATCGCATTGGATCATCTCTGATTTTCAGGAATGTTGGCCCTCAGAACGCCAGATGAGCCTATTGCTTAGGAAGTTCTGTTTTTTTGTCTTGATCACTCTTCAGATCGGCGATCTGCTTTTGGAGGTCGGCAATTTGCGCCTGCAAGGCGATAATCTGCTGTTGCGACTGCCCCAGAGCCGTGAGCGCCTGGCCTACCTGGACGTTGCAACTCGCCACGATTTCCTGTTGGGACGGCCCCTGTTGGGCAAAAGCCGAGCAGGCACCAAGGCTGATTGCAGTCGCAAGGAGAAACTTTTTCATCGATCGATCCTTTACGGGCACACGTTGATCACGCCGGAATTGCTGTAGAGCGATCCGGACACAAGGCCTGAGCAACTGGTCGGCCATGCGCTGACAATGGTGTTCTTTCCGCCAAGCACAACATAGGCGCCGGTGCCAGGTACAAGTTGCAGATTTGTCGCCGGGCTGGTCTGAATGCTGAACGCGCCAGTGCTCAGCGTTTGCAGGACCCCATAGTAACTACCGGATTGAACGATCAGATTCTCATTCGCCGATGAGTTGGTCGACGCATTGACGAACTTCGCCCCGGCTGCTCCGACGACCGTTTGGTTCAGTGTCATATAGGGATAGGTTTGCGCTAGCTGCAGAGTTGTGTTCGGAACCTGCAAATTGAGAGTGCCGAGGCTATCAGTGAACATTTTGCCGAGCTGCGGATTTCCACTGCTGTCCAAAGCGGTCAAATTAATCGGCTGCGAATTGGAGGTTGGTGTGCTCGCCACAGCACCAAGGGAAATACCAATCGCTGCATCGCCATGGTTCGAAGCGAATGCGGTCTTCCATTGCGCCATGCCAGGCGTATGCGACGTCAAATAAGCCGATAGCGAACCGGTATTTTGAATGGTCGCATTGAGAATGGAGACCACGCCCGCAGCATCACCAGCCGGCGCGGCGCCGGACTTCGAATAGACGTTTGTGTCGAATTCGGCCGTGTACATGATCCGGAAATCAAGGCCAGTTGTCCCCGTGCACGATGTGCCGGCGCAGTTTACCGTGCTGGAATTGATCCCTTCGGCAAATCCGTTCGTCGCGCCGATGGCGCCGAGCGAATAGATCGCGACCGTTGATTTGTTCGTATTGTAGCTGACGCCATAGAATGCTCCGCAGGCATCGGGCCATGTTGCCACACCGCTGTAGCTACCTGCAGGTGTCGCCAGAGCGCACGTCATGGCCGAAGTGGAGGCGCTTTGCTGCCCCACCTCGAACGTCGGATCGACAGGTCCCACCTGCACTCGAAATATGTCCTTGGTCGTGTTGAGACCACTAGACGTATAAGGCGCCGTGATCTGCCCGAGCTGCCCGACGGATGTTTGAGGCGTACCAAGGCGCATCGTGGTGCCGGCGAAATTGTTGAACGTCGGAGATGGGTATTGCTGAGCGGCAGCGGGTAAAGACAATGACAACGCAAGCGCCATCCCCGTCAAAAGGTGGAGAATCTTCATTGGAATATCCTTATCATTAACTTTGGCTGATAACGCCACCGTTGTTCCACCAGATCCCAGAAGAGGCTGGCAGCGTTGTTGGAAGTCCGTCGACGAGCATTCCAAAGAACGTTGACGCGTCGGTCGCGTTCAAGATGCTGCGCATGAAGGCAGAGACCGTGAAACTTGCCGCCTCACCAACACCTGTAAAATAGATGACCTGATCGGCGCCCGGGTTGACCGCGTCGATGGCTGCCAAGGGAGGGCCGATAATGGCGTCTTGGATGTTGTTGATGATGTTGGTGAACGAAACCGACTGGTAATTGTCGATATCGGAGTCCCACGCGAGGAAAAATGTCTTGTCGGGATTGGTAACGGACGGCACCTGCACCAGATTGCCATAGTCCGACGAGACAATAAGATCTACGCCGTCGCGGGTTGCTGAAATGCCATTGGTAGCCGTTATCCGAGCTGGATATCGCGGCACGACGCGAAGGCGCAAACTGGTTTGGCTCATGTTCTGACAATCCCGTCGATGATGGGCAGCGAGCCAACAAGCTCCTGCTCAGTGATATCGTCTCGCGTGATGGTAATGCCGGTCTCGTAGGTGCCGGGGGCCAAACGGCGCATTTCATCGGCCGTGAAATGCCATTGGATGATGCCACCGGTGATCAGCTCGATATGACCATCTTCAGTCGTAGCCGAAAGAATCCGACAGCGCGGTTCGCGCGCCCGAACCTCCAAATGAACGGAAAGGCCATCCAGATCGGTGAGAACTTCGTTCGTATCGTCGTCGACGAGCTCGATCGTGCCGAACCAATCGGCGCGGTTCGACACCGGAGCAAACTTTGCTTCATACATCGTCAAAGCCTTATGTAGATGGTGAGAGCCCGAGAGGGCTGGATATTGTTATGCGCCGCTCCACCGCCGATCGCACCCATGGTGATGCCCGTATAGGCATTCTGAACCTTGAGGCCGCTAGGGTCCGGGCCGCCCTGTGAAAAGCCGCCAAAGTTACCTGGCGTGATCGGGAACGGCTGCGCTCTGTTGCCCCAATCATGGATATGCCCAGGATCTGAGAGCGGATGCGCATGGTTGGGCATTTCGCCGACGGACAAGGTATGCGCAGCCTCGCCTCCGGCCCAGCCAAGGCCGGCTCCCGGGATAATATTGGCCGCAATATTGCCCATGACATCGGTGCCAACGATCGCTCTGCCCCGCCAATCTGGAAGCGTCATCTGTTTGTTGGCATTCCAATCCGCCAGAGCATTCGCGCCGCGGCCGCCCACTACCGTCAGGTTAGGATCGGCATTCCAGAGCCAGGAGAACAGGGCTTGAGCGTCAGAATTTGCGCGCTCCGACGCTCCGGAGATGGCATTGCCGATCGTGCGCGCGTTAGCGCGGACGAAGCCTGTTCGAGTCCCAGACCCATAGCCCATGATCATGTCGCCGGTGATCAGCACGGAACTGGGATCGACTGGCGTATCGCCGCCACCGCCGCCTCCCGTCGAAGGGCCGATGATCGGCAGCCCGTCGACGTCATAGATGATGACGCCCTGCGCGCTCGTCAGGCGCTCTCGATAGAAACCATCCGCTTCATCGAAGAACACCGGCGGGAAATAGCCATTTCCATCCGTCTGCACGGGGTTCGGATGCGCGTTGATCGACCCGAGCGAATACGACTTGTAGACGGTGATAGGCGTCGACGTCCCACCCTTATAGAAATACGCCCGGGCACCGATGAACGGCTTGCCATTGGCGTCATGGATCTGGGTATTCGACTGGTTCCAGAAACCGGCCATTCGTTTCTCCATAGAAAAAGGCGGCTCCAGAGAACCGCCTGATTGTTATTCAGAACGAAAAAGTAGCGGATCAGGCCGCGTGAGACTCCGGCGCAGCCTTGACCGCACTGTAATCAAGGAGATTGAGCTGCCGGGGGTCGTGCAACATTGCTGGCACGACAGGAAGACCGAGGCGAAACCAGAGCTGTGCTGCCGCCTGCGTTCCGAACACCTGACGGCTTTCATTCACAAGCCGTAGCTTGACGCTTTCATTCTCCTGCGCGTCATCGATACTCTCGCCATCCTTAACGGCGGAAAGCGTGGCATCCTTCGTGGAAAAATGCTTCGCGAGGACGGCATAGCATTCCCGCTTGTACAGAATGACCTTTTCACGGACCTCCTCATTGCTGATGCGAGAGGTGTCAATTGTGAACAGCCATCCGTTCACCAGCTCAAGCTTGAGGCAAATGGCCTCCTGATCGCCGCCACGACCGAAAGGTGTGGCCATGATGGCCATACCTTCAAACAGGATCTGATCACGTTTCACGCGCTTCAACTGCGCGGACCAGTCCATCCCCATACCTTCGACGATCGGCTTAAGTGCAACAAAAATGCCGTCGTTATTCTCAAAACCGTAGAGATCATCCCCACGGAAGTTGACAGTTACGATATTGCCCATGTTATGGGACTCCGTGTTATCTGGCTGCGCTAACAGTCAGAGGACCTATGGAATGGGGCGGTCGGCAGCATGGGGGTCCAATCCAGTGCCTTCCGCCCCGCCGTGTTTAGCGCCACGGCCATTCGCCGCTAAGCGAATCTTCTATTCTGTGACAGAATTCAGTGTCCGGGTGCAATATCTAAAGGACACTAATCTTGTTCATTCACATGCTTCAGTGGCAGTCGTTCCACAAAATTCCACAAGCCCACAGGACTAAGTCGTGTTCCGTATCCGTTCGCGCAGCCGGTCCATTTTGGCTCCGCTAAAAAACGCGCCCCGAAGAACCGCCTTTGCTAACTCGCCTTTAACGAGAAAAATACTATCCATGTTCTCGCCTTTAACGGAGAGCAGCCATGAAGATTTTGGTAATTGCGCTTTGCACCCTAGCTTTCAGCATTTCCGCCGCAGAGGCTCGGTATCGCGACACTCGTCCGCACAACGGCTGGGCCACCGGCCATTGCAAACGGGCGAGCTGCTACGCGAAACATCGTGGCGGCACCTACCATTACCCATATCATTACGGTCACCGCAGACGATAAAGGGCCATAAGCGTCGCCAAGGGGAGCACATGGCCTGTTTTCATCTCGCGCCGTTCGTGTAATGTGCGGGCATGCAAACCATCGACCACGATCCACAAGAGCCGAAGATTGACCGGACGCCAGGCCCGTGGCGCTGGGTGTTTCCGATCATTTTGGCGGTGATCGGCGTCAATCTGTTCACGGGGCAATTGAGTTGGCCATCGTTCCTTGGCGGCGTGGGCGCGGGTGGCGTTTTGGCGGCTTGGGCGATCGAGGTCACTGGCAACAAGGTTCCCGAGTCCTGGAAACAGAAGCGGCCAAGAATTTAGTTCCCGACAGCTCGTCCGGGTCCCGTCGAAATGAGATTGTTCAGAATCGCTGTTGCCAATCCGCGTTTCGCGGTATCGGACGTCACCTTGCTTGATGCAACGGTCAGCAGGTTGCGAGCAGACTGAGGATCTGTTTCCATTAGACCACGCCCAATGCGCTCGATGACGCGCGGCGGCATGCCCTTCCCTTCGTTCAGAACTCGCACTGCAGCCTGCACCGCAGCAGTCTTGAGGTTTCCGCTGAAGAGATTAGTCAGCACGGCCGGATCGAAGTTCGCGATGTCCGACATGTCCGCTAGATTATCCGCAGTGCGTGAGCCCCCGATCGCCTGATTCATCGTTTCGAACATGCGTTGCTCTCGCGTCACCCTGTTTACTAGCTGATCGCCCATCCCGGGAGCGGCAAACGACGGAAACTCGCTCTCATACTTCGGCGTCATAAGCATCCGCGCCTTGTTCGTGGTCGGCGACGAAGCAGCAGCTTCAACGCGGGTCACTAGCGGATCGGCATAGCCGGCGCGAAATGCCTGCTGCTGATCGGGAGTCATCGCGTTGAAACCAGCGATGTTGTCGGCGGCGCGAGTTCGACCGGAAGCGGCCGCGGTACCGGCATCGACGGCATCTATTACGCCGCTGCGCTCGGCATAGTTGGCCGCGGCCTGCCGGTAAGAAGGCGATGCATCCGCAAGCGCGTTGTTGATCTGGCGCTGGACCTGCCCGAGTGCATTCGCACGCCAGTTTGCTCCCTGGTTCGTGGCGCGCTGGATCATATCGTCGACGTCCATCTTGGCACGGAACAAGGTGTTGAAGTCCGTAACCTGTGAATTCCCATCAGAAAGCATGTTCCGGACCCGGGCAAGCGCGCCCTCGATTGTATCGTAACCGATGTGGTCGCGAGGGTTTACGACCTGATTGGCGCCGGGAGAAAGAGTTTGGTCGATCGTATCGAGAACCGGCGACACATTGACGGCACCGGCATCACGACGCGCAGCGCCATAGAGCAGGTTGGCTTCAGCATCGCGTGCCCCGGTCAACGCTCCCGCACGCTGGGCGGCCGTATCTGGAGCGGCGAAACCCTCGGCGATGGCGTTCGAAAGCCGTTCGCCCTGCCCTGCCTGGCGGGTCAGGAGCTGGTTAACGACTTCCTGGCGGGCATCGTTCGGCGTACGAGCCACAGAAGAGAGCATTCGTTGGCCTGCATTTCCAATGGCGTCGGCGACGGCGTACCCTTGCTGTCCATCGTCGATCGCTGACTGAATCGAATTCGCCACATCGTCGGCCGTCACGCCAGCCCGCTGCATCGCGGCCCCGAGAGCGCGGTTTGCCGCGGGCGTAGGATTCAGGCGGGAAGTGATCGGTGCCAAAAGCGAACGAAGGAACGAGCCCGCGCCGGCGGTGACGTACGGAGCCACGGCGCCCGTGCCCAGCCCTACCAGTCCACCAATACCCCCGCTTTGCAGACGATTGAGAAATCCACCCTCTCCGCTTCCGAATCCCTGTGCCGCTCCCAGCGCCCCACCCTCGCCGGCGCCTGCAGCCGCGACGCGTCCAAGGCTCGCCCCACGATTGACGGCATTCGCTGTGAGAGAAAGACCGCTCTTTGCCAGCCCAGCGCCGCCAACGACACCGCCGGTGATCTGGCCAGCAAGACGATAGCCGCCGCGATTCTGCTCGTCTGACGCATTGACGGCACGTTCTGCCGCAAGCGCTTTGTCGTAGTCGGCGTTCTTGGTGTCCGATGCAAATGGTGCATCGAGCGTACGAGCGACCGTGCCCAAAGGGTTCCAAGAGCCGGCATAGAGGCCGGAGCTATAATAGTCATCCGGCTTCGTCTGGAGCGAGAGCGGGCCGCTCTTCATCTGCGCCGCGATTTCATCTGCAAGGCCGAGCGAGAGCGTATCTGCTGCACCGCGGCCGAAGGCGTCTACGCGGCCGGCAAGACTGTCGCGCGTGTCCGCCGGCGCTCCGCTGATCAGGCGTCCGACACCAGTGTCGGTTTTGCCGGGAATGACAGCGCTATTGTCCTGCTGAGGGGCCGGTGTCGAGCCCTGACCGCCGAGCGTCTTGGCGATTTCTTCGACTGTTGCCTGCTGCTGATCCGGTGGCAGCTTCTCAAAGCTGTCGTCCACAGTGATCCTCTGGCCACCGATGTTCAGAACGCTCATTTTTCAATGCTCCACTTCACACCGGAGGAAGTCGTGTTGCCAGCAGGCGCCGCAGACGGAGCGGAATAGTCTTCACCGTACATCTGCTTGTAGGCACCTGAGAGCCGCATTTTCGCGCCGGCAACATACTCGCGGATCTTGCCGAGCTGCGTGCGCAAGTCGTCTTCGCTTTGCGCCTGATTGAGCGACGCAAGGTTGTTCTGCAACAGCTCGTTTTCCTTGTCGGAGATGGCGCCGAGCGCGCCGCCTGTCTTCGATGCATCGCGCATGGCTTGCAAGACACTGAAACCGATCTGCGATTTGAGCGTGTTCAAGCGTGCCTGGACACTGGCGCCTTTGCCGCCTGGAACGTTCGGCAGGATGCCAGACCATCCGGTAACGCGGCCAAGGTCATGATCAGTCGCCAGATCGTTGGCGGCCGCATCCAAGCGATCGAGGCTAGAAAGTGTGCTCCCGAGCGACGAGCCGGCCGCTACCTTACCGGCTGCCTGTTCGCCGGTGTCCGTTCCTAACTTTTTCTGATACGCCTCGCCCTGCACATCCTTGGGAATTTCCTGAGATGTGCCATTCGTCGTATCCTTGATCAACCATGACGTCCCGAGGTCGATCTTCTCGAAACGGTTCTCCGGCTTGAAGTCGGCCGGCAACGGCACCTTGTTGGCGGATCCGTCCTTGCCAGGTTGGAAGAATGCCGGATTTCCGTTGCTGTCGTAGCCCTTGATGAGCGTGCCGTAGAAGTTGTCAGGGTTCGATCCGGCACCGGAAGGCGGCGTGATCCACTGCCCACTGCCGGCGTCATAGAAGGCGCCCTTCCCGTTGCTGAGAAGTTCCTTCTTCGAGCTGGCAAACTTGCCGAGGCTCTGAACTTCGCCGGTGGACTGGTTCGCCCGGGCAAGAGTACCGTCGTCGAGCTTCACGAAGGACCAGGGCTGTGCCGTCTTGCCTGTCAAAACCTGCTGCCATAGCTGCAAGCCAACCTCCCGGGTGTAGGGATTGCGCACCATGGCGGCGATCTGATCGTTTGCGACGTTCTGCCGGGTTGCCGGCTGAGCAGCGGCGATCACATCTGGGCCAACGTTCAGCGCCGGAGCGGTTGTGGCGGGTACCGTGGCAGACGGCACCGGGGGATTGACCGGGCCGCTTCCTGCGGCGAGCGGCGTCTGGCGATAGGCCGTCGTTACGGTCGGGTCGACATACCCGGACTGTGGGGCTTGGCTAGGGCCGAGCGCGGCATTCAACTGGGCAGGCGTCGCCGTGGCAGGATTAAAATTGGCTGCGGTCGTTGCTGCCTGCGGAGCTGGGTTGCTGGCGCGCATCTCCGCCCCTGCTCTCGGCATCGGCAGACCGATTGACGGATCAAGACTCGCAACCTGTGTCGGACCGGCTGGCGCTGCTGCCTGCGGCTGCGCATTGGCGAATTGCTGGGCATAGTAATTCTGCGTCAAAGCAGCGCGCTTTGCAGCTTCACCGCCCGGTTGATCATACCCGGCAAACTTCCAAGCGTTCGCCATGATGCTTGCAGCTTCCTGCGGGCTCTTGGCGGCGTTCAGGCGCTGGATGAGCGTCGGATCTTCCTGAAGGAAGAATTTCGCCTGCAGTTCCGGGCTGATGTTGGACGCATCGGCGCCCTGCGACTGCGCAAAGTTCCGCAGATTGGCAAGCCGCTCATTGCGCCAGGACAAAATGCCGCCGGCGGTGCCTGCCTGACCGCTCTGCGACGGATCGGCCCAGGCAGCATTCACCTTCGAAGGGTCCCAAGAGCTTTCGGCGCGTCCGGTCGCGGCAACTGCTGCCAGACCATAAGGGTTCGTCAGGCCACCGCTGCGCACCGTGCCGATGAATTGGTTCTGGATTTCGTTCGGCGTGCCGGTGGCGACGCTTCCCTGCACCGGCGCCGGGTTGGTGGCCGCGACCTGCTGTTGAGCCGCAGGCGCGGGAATGCGGTTGCCGCCGAACAAGCGACCGAGAAAGCCGGGTTGCTGCTGGGGTGCGGGCGTGCCGGTGATGGCGGGAATGACGTTCTGCTCGAATGCCTTGTTCTGAGCGGCGGTATCGATCGCGCTGCCAAGGGAGTTCGTCAGGGTATCGAGCCACGAGGTATTTGCGGCCGGGAGCTGGGTAATCGGAACGCGGAGACTTGCGATCGCCATCAGAACAGACCTCCCGTAAGTGCCTTGGTACCGAGGCTGATGCCTCCCCCGACGAGCTTGCCGAGGAATGAATTGCTGTTCTGCGCTTGCTGCTCTTTGACGGCTGCCAGATCGTTGTTGAGGCCCATTTGACCTTGAGTGACGGAGCTCGTGAGCCCGAGGCGATCATCAGCAGTCCCCTGATACAGGGCTGCCTTGTTTCCAAGCACGCCGGATGCACCGTTGGCCGCAGTAAGGCCTTGACCGGATAGGCCGTTGAGCCGATCAAGCCAGCTTCCATATTCCTGATTGGCAAGCCCGGTGCCAAATTGCGAAAGCGCCGTCAGCGTGTTGCCCGAATTGAGCATGCCGGCCGCCGATGCGCCGCGAAGCGCTGCCTGCGTGCCCTGGTCGAGCGAGAATTGATAGCCAGGGCCGGCTTGGAAGGCGCCGGTTGCCGCTGCATTCCCATCTGCGCCGTTCAGGCCGAGCGCGTCGGAATACATGTTCGTAGCACTCTTGCCTGCAGCCAGATACGGATCGTAATTGCTTGAGGCTTGATCGAGAGCGGCTGCAGACTTCTGCTCGCCGGTGTCAATAATGCTATTGCCTGCGTTCTGGAAGTTGTTGAGCAAAACGCCGTTCTGCCCGATCGCAGCTTTTGTCGCTTTCCCAATGTTGCTGCCGGTCAGAGCGTCGAGAAATCCCATTATAAACCTCCGGCCGCTAGGCGCTTTTCAACTTCGCGAATGTGTTGGTCGAGCGCCTTCAGGTACTGATACCAGTTCTGATTGACGCGGCCTGTCTGCGGGTCTGCAATCCGCTCGGTTGGCACCGGCAGTTGCGGCAGTGGTGAGAGTGTGGAAGCCATCAGTTCGAAACCGGCGTCGCCTGCTGCAAGCCGCCCAAGATCGACACATAGACAGGGTCGGAAACGTCGATGCGCCAGACGCGGCCATATCGGCTCGACATACCGGCGCGATTGATGACGACGGGCGTTCTATGAGTTGCCAGACGACCAATCGGACGCTGCAGCGGCGTTCCAAACGAGTTGCCGCCGTCATCCGACCACGAAATCATGCAAACCGGATCCGTCTCGATCGGCTCATCACCGGCAACGAGGCCCTGTCCAACGATCATATCGAAGTCGGCTCGTGGGATGGCGATCCGATCGGGAAAATTCGCCGTGGGAAGGGAAATTGCGCTCAAGACGAGCGGCTTGCTGCCTTCCTTGGCATAGTTCGGGTCGAGCTTCCAAACGTCCCCTGTCGTACGGTCTCCGATCACCCATCCATTGAATGCCTTGACCGAACAGACGCCACGCCAATGGTCATTGAGATAGCTGGCGCGCTCATGCCAGAAGCCGGTTGCAAGCTCATAGGTCCACGAGAACGTCGGGCCGGTCACTGTTGCCCACATATGGCCCGAGGTGACTGCTACGGTGACATCGATCGTCGACTTGTCCGCGACGGCCTCGATCAAGCGATCCAGATCCGAGCCGGAAATCTTAGTGGGCTGGTAGCCACCATCGAGGCGATAGACACCATTGTCGTCACCGACGAAAATCAGGCTCGAGAAACCGTCTTCATTGCCTGCGACGGCGTAGGTATCGGCCAAGCCCTTCGAAAACACGGCGGCGCGCGAGAACGGCGTACCGGTGGCGTTACCGGCGTTCTGCCAGAACTCCATTCCAGATGGCCCGAAAAGCACAAGCTGCTCGCCGAAACCGAAGGCGTTCAGCAATCCACCGGGATGGCTTTCGGCCTTGCCAAAATCGAGTGCGTTGACAGCGGTATCATTGAGTGCCGAAACGAAATAACGGCCGTCGCGGATCGGGAAGATGAAATAGCCATCGATGAACGTCACGCTGATCGGCTGCGGCAGGTCACCATCCGCATATGCTAGCGGCGGAGCATCCCGCGTGACGATGAAGGCGCCGTTCTCGGTAACGCAGACAATATCCGGTATCGGGGCTTTGTTATTCCGCGCAAACGTCACGCGCTTTGTGCCGCTCAGAGCGCCGATATCGGTCACGACGAAGGCGCCAGAGACGAAATTAACCCGCGTCAGTTGATCGGCCTGAGCGACGAACAGATCGCCGTTATAGAAGTGGAAGCCGCGGCAACTGTTATGCGCCGTGGTCGCAACTGGCGAAAGACCTGGGGCGCGGCGGCGAGCGAAGCTGTTGCGTGATCCCTGCTCGAGCGGCTCGGCATAGCAGTTGATCAGACGGCCGGAACCTTCGCCCGGGCGCGCACCTGGCTCCGTGCTGGTCGGGAAGATGATGTCAGCCATCAGAAATATTCCACCGGCAGGACTGAGCCGCGAACATATGTCGAGTTGCGAAGCTGGCGCAAAGTGCTTTCGGCTGCCAGATTGGACGCCTCGTTGCGCGGCTGCCCGAAGGTAGGAGCGGCCTCGTTCGCAAGGATCGTCGCAAGCGGATTGATGAACTTGTCCTCAAACTCGTTGGGATCGTTCGCGCCATAAATCTCGCGATCGTTAAGCTCCTCGAGCTTTCCGTCGATGATGCCGTCGATATCCTGGACATTCTCAGGCGCTGGGCTCTGTCCTATGCCGCCGTCAGCCTGCAGAAGCTTGAGCGTGGCAAGAATCAGGTCTTGTCTCGTCTTCATCTCGCCACGCTCCGTTTCAGATCAGGATGCGATGTATTCGGCCTTGTCCTCATCGGACAGAGCGTTGAATGCGTCGGCCTCTTCCTTTGACAGCGCCACGTGATTAAGCAGCGCGCTGCCCTGCATGATGGCGAATGTACCGTCTTCCTGCTCAATGGCGATCAGCGGCTCTTCATTCTGAGGAGCTTGCGGGATCGCCCTCGGGGGTGCCTTTCCGTCATCCAGAACCTGGAAGAACGGGTTGCCCCGAAGAATCGTCAAAACCGCTTCATCGGTGACATCGGTTGCGCGCCGAGCGCTGAATTTGTGGTTCAGCGTCTCGGTATCGTCGGGGGTGCCGGCTTCCGGCAGATATTTGACCTTTACCATCGTCGCGCCCCTCAGTTGGCCGGGATGTAGGCAAGGACGAGCTCAGCGTCGCCGGTTGTCGCTGCCGTACCGCTGTTGTCGACGGCGAACACGATATCCGTGTCGACCGTGACCTTATGGCCGACCGCAACGGCCATCGGCGCGAAGCCCAGTGCTGCCAAGGATACGTTTAGGCCGTACTTGGATGCGTTGCTGGCATCGCCGATCTGGACGCGATTGTTGGTGCCGGCATTGAAAACCGTCTGCACGTCAACGCCCGAGAGAGGCGCCAGGATGATGGCACCAGCCGGAATCTTGAATTTCCACGTCAGAACGCCATCTGAAAACTGGATGCGCTTGCGGTAGTACTGGACATTCTGAAAGCCGGCGTCACGCGCCGTGGTGTTGGCATTGAGAGGCATCGTCGTGCCCTTTCATGAGTGAGGGAAGGGAAATGGGCGACAAAAGCCGCCCTAGCCGTTCATCAAGAGTCCTGCGCGGCGCTGCTGAACTTGGTGACGACGCCCCACTGCTTCAGTGCCGTGCCGTCCATCGGATGCTTCTTGAACATCTTCGCTGCGCCGTAGGCCATCTCGGTGCCGACGCCCTGAATGAAGCCGTAATCATCTTCCTTGCGGAAGGTTGGCTTTGCCATCTGGCCCCAACCAAGGACTGCCGCCTGTTGACCACAGAGAAAGCCGGGTTCAATGCGAGTGTTGGAGTTGCCGGCCGTCTGAAGTGAGGTCCAAACCTGCGTAACGTACAGGGTGATTTCCGGCACCTTCCGGATGATGATGCCATCATAGAGAAGGTCGCCGTCGACAAAGAGCGGGTTCTTGTCGATGCCATTGCCTTCGCGGGCGCGAGCATTCGTGTTCGCCGTCTTGATGTCGGCGTCATTCTGCAGGTCACGGAACTCATTCGAACCGCAGAAATAGACGTACCATTGATAGCCGTCCGCAGTTTTGTACGGCCGGATTGCCGGCACCGCGTTTTCAGCCATGCGCTTCGCCAAGGTGAGCGACGCCGCGCTGGACTTGCCGGCTGCCGTGGTGATGTTGGCCAGCGCCGTGGCGTGGGTGGCATTGTAGTTCGCAATCGCATTGCCGTAGAGGATGCGGTCGCTGTTATCCTGGTTCCAGGTATTGCGCTGGGCAGCCGTCGCGGCCTCGTAGCTGATGCCGTTGACGGTGTTGCCGTCGTCGGAACCGAGTCCCACGGGAGCGATTTCCGCGGGAAGAGCCATGAAGGCAGCAATCAGGTCGTCGCGCTGACGCTCCTTGCCCCAGTCCGAGAGTAGCGGCTTCGCTTCGCCAAACAGATCGGCCGAGTCCTTCTGGATCTCGTTCTTCTTCATGGTGACGGCATTGCGCGCCCAATCGATCCACAGACGCATGCCGTAGTTATCGATCTTGTCTTCATTGCCAACGAGCGTACCCGAGCCGCGTCCTTTGCCGCGAAGCTTGGTGACCATCGGGATGTTCATCTGCTCGCCGCCGTTCTTCAGCTCCTGGCGGATGCGGATGATAGCGGTTAGATCCGCGCCCATATAGGGAGAGAACAGGTTTTCGCGAACGAACTCGCGGTTGATTTCCTTGGTGTACTGGACAAGTTTATTGTTGTCCTGAACCGTAGAGACGGCCATGGGATGATCCTTTCAAGACGGGCGCGGCGCCTCGCAGGGCGTTACCGCTTGCCGCTGGTTGCGTGGCTGAATAGCGCGCTGTCGCTCATGTCGTTGTCCGCAGCGGTGTTGCCACCGGACGGAAGGCGACTGAGAGACGGCGGAAGGCTTGTGACGGGCTGGGCCGAAGTCGAACTGGATGCTGCACCAGAGCGGACGCGTTCGAGGATCTTCGCCTGTTCGGCGGGGTCAGCGAGACGCCTTTCAAGTTCAGCTTGAACGAATGCATCCGGGTCGTCTCCAACCCGAGCAATCGCTTGCTGCTGCTTGTGCCACTTCACCAGATTGTCGAAGGGATTGCCGCCGGCGGAAGTAATCTGCTGATGCAGAACCTTCCCTTCCGGAGTGCCGAACAGCTTTTCTGCCGCTGCCTTGGCCGCTTGCACGGCATCAGGCGTGTGCACAGCTGCAGCTTTCGATTCCCACAGCTCTTCACGCATTTCCTGCATCTGCTGCTGGAACGGCGTGAGCTGATTTTGCAGATAGGCGTCGGGATCATCCCAAAGGGCGATCGGGCGCTCTTCCTGCTGTGGCTGCGACGCTGGTCGCTGCCGCGCAATGACCATCCCGCGAAGTTCCGCGATTTCGCGGCGAAGAGCTTCGGCGTCTGCCTCTGCTGCCTGCCGCTTTTCGCGTTCAGCCTTCACGGCGCCGACTGGAACATTGCCGGGATTCGGCTGCTGTTCGGTCGGCGCCGCGGCGGTTGGCTGCTCGACAACAGGAGCCGGCGTTTCTTCCGGCGTCTTGGTGGCGAAGCGACCATGATCGTCGCGGGCTACGGCTGTCTGTTCAGTTACTGGTGCTGGTGCATCTGCTGTGATCTCAGGCGCCGGAGCGCTATCGGACAACAGCTCATTCAATTCCGAGTTTACGGCCATTGTAGTCTCCAATTCGTGGGAGTTTTCACGGATCGCCCTTGAGCCTGGCGGCGGCTATCGCCCATGAAGTCGGCGGCACTCTGCTGAATGCGGATCAGCGCCCGATGATCGCCCTTTAGGATGGCGGCTCCTATGTGAGGTTGGCTTGAGCCTGCTGACGCGTCCGTGCGGCTTCATTCGCCGCTTGCATTGGCTTCAATTCTGCCTCGACATTCGATTTTCGCGCGTCAGCGAGCGTTTTCGCCGTCTGCGCGTTGGTATTGCGGATCTCGGCGACGCTACGGACGACATCAAGGTCATTCGGAGCATCCGGCTGCGTCGGGTTGTTCGCCTCAGACATGGCCTTGGCGGCCTGTGCATGCTTCAACTGCGCACCGGCCTGCGTCTGTTGCAATTCAGCTTGCGCCTGGGCAACAGCGAGAGGGTTAGGCTGTGCGGCCTGCTGCTTGGCTTCCTGAAGAATGGCAAGCGCCCGCTGTTTGATCGACCCTTGCAACGGAGAAAGCTCGATCAGAAGCTCTGGCGGAACCGCAATCCCCTTCTGCGCCATGATGGACAGGGTATCGTATGCGTCGCCCTGCATGTTGACGCTGTCCGGACCTTCGTCGAGGATGATGTCGACATCGAGCGAGCCAAGAGCGTTCACGATGGCCGGCTGACCGGTCCGCGGATCGATTGACAACTGATTGACGGCAAAGAACTGGGCAACCTTGTCATCATCAGTGACGCGGATCCAGCGCTCGCCGGTCCAATGCTGCTGAACGGCGCACCAGATCGCTCGATAGACGCGGATCTTCCAGCCACGATTCGATGAAAGGTAAGGCCCAAGCTCGGCAACGCCGGCACGCTGCTGCAACTGAATTGCGCGCCCTGACATATCCTGTACGCCCTGCCCCATCAGCGCCGGGTTGAAACCGTAGTTCTCAATCTCGTTCTTGGCGTCCTCAAGGAATGCCATCTGGCCTTGCAACTCTTGGCCGCGGGCCGCGTCATCGAAGACTGGTGGGGTGGCACCGGGCGCGACCTCGATTACTCCATCGGGTCGCGCAGCCTCGCGTCGTGTCTGCTCAATATCGTCGACGGCGCCCTTCTCGACGATGATGCGCCGAGAGTTGAGCGTATGAAGCCCCTTGGAGCGCCGAGCATTCACCTCGTCCTGGCTGGACTTCATGTTGCGGATGAAGCCGTACCGATCACCGTCCTGATCGATCGCCGCCGACCACATGATGTATTTGCAGATCGTCTTGTTCTTCTCGTTCCGAAGATAAGACGGACCCTCGGCCAGGATCATGGAGCCCGTATAGATGCACCAGAACCATTCGCCGTTTTTGATGTACCAATGGTCGACGATGCGGATACGCTTCGATGTCTCGCCGTTCGCAAACCATTTGCTGTCGCTGTCCGGATTGCTGGTCAGCTCGGAGCCGTTTTCCAACGAGGCGCTGATTTCAGCGGCTTTGTCGGGAAACATCTCGATCGCGGCTTCTTCGTCAGCCCACTTCCCAACCCCCATGTAACGGGCATCGGAGAAGTCCGGCTTCAGAGAGCGCGGATCGTAAAAGAACGAAGCCGCATCAACCGTCTCGATCCCGATCTCGGCGTCACCCCGATCTCCACGCTCGATGATAATCTCGACGCCGGCAAGGCCGTCGACAGCGCCATCCTGGCCGCTCAGGAGCGCTTTGGTCTGCCAATCCTGTTCATCGCAGACATACCGGAGCACAGCGGTCGCAACTTCGGCGCCCTCTTCGTGCTTCGGCGTTCGCGGGAATCCTCGCGGGTCCTGCTTCTGCTGCTCGAGAAGCCCAACGAGGCTGTTGATCTTGCGGCCGATGCGATTGTACGTGACGACAGGCTGCTTGCGCTTATTGAGAACCTTGATTTGATCAGCCGTATACTGGGCACCGTGATAGTAGCGTCGCGCGTTCTGCTGCTCTTTGATTTCCTCGTTCTTCAAGCCGATGTAGTCGAGATACGCCTTCTTCAGCTTCGCGTGATTGGCGGACGACTGGGCAGGCGGAAGCGTCGAGGCGGTCGGCCCCTGCGACGGGGACGAACCAGCCGAATAGCCTGTTTGATTCATCAGTAGGTTATCCAATCCCCGGCATCAGCGTTGTCGGAACGCGATTTGTAATCCTGGCGCGGCTTATCTTGTTCGGATGTCTTCGTCGGTACAAATGGTCGGGACATGCAGCCGTAGCGGGCTTCATCGGCCACGTGGTCCTCTGCATCGGTGTCCAAGTCTTCCGGCCTGTCAGGGTCATGCTGCAGCAGTGGCACCGTGCGAATGAAATCCTTGCAAGTCGAGAAGACGAACAGTGTTGGCCGCTCGCCGTCACCTTTCAGCCTGGCACGCATCTGGTCCCAGCCGCCCATGGCGCCGCGCTGAGCGACGCGAGCATTGTCAGCCGGCTTGAACATCACCTTGAAATTCGTCTCCCGCATCATGCGGCTGGCGATTGATGGACCGCCGTCTTCGGCGAAGGCAGCGGGATCGAGAACGCCATAGGACAACTTCTCCGTCGGCGGCTGGGTCATCTTCTTGGTCTGCGGATCAAAGCGGGCACCCTCGCGCTCCGCAATCCCGCGCGCCACCTCCTCGGCCGTCAGCTTCAAACCAACGTTTGCTTCACCTGCCTTGCAGCCATACCATTCGCGATAACGGACAATCGCACCACGCGGGATGACGCCGGATTCGGTCGGATAGTCATCGCTGGCGATTGCCCACCAACCAACGGAGAACGGCCTGGCAGAGCCCCAGTCCATCGATCGAAAACGCGTCCAGTCACCCGGAAGAACGAACGGTCGCACAATATGCCTGCGCGTGTCCCAGCAATCGAAGAACGCACCCTCGATCGCGTTCCAGTCGCCAGAGAGCCAAGCCTTAACGAGTTGGTCAGAGCCGACGAGATACAGGTTGTTGATGTAATCCGGGTCATTCTCAAGCAGGAGCTTGTTGTCTTCGATCCGGCTCGGGATGAAGACGTAACGGTGCTCCTTGCCGTTTGGAAGCTTGCGCGCCAGCAGCTTCATGCCGTTTGGCGCAGGGTCGATATATCGTTGCTTGATCCAGTGCTGCCCAGCACCGCCGGGATTGCCAGTCAGGATCAATTGCGTCGGAACGCCTTTCGCGGAACGCAGGACACCGAACATTCGATCGATCGGCTTCGGGTCGGGGTAAAGACCCGCTTCCTCGACGCAGGCATCGGTTACGTTTTGGCCTTGATACTTGTCGGCGTCCTGAACGCGCTCAAGCGGTCGAAAACGAAGACGGCCGCCTCCAGGAAACACCCACGTCTTTTTCTGCTCGTTCCAATCGGCGCCGATCTTGCCGTATATCTCCTTGCTCCGCTCGATCGCATCGTCGAGCATCGGTAGCTCACGCCGGCAGAAGATCGCATTGAAGGCAGACCGGTACGTCGCGGCCTTGATGGCATACTTGCCAAGAACGCCATCAGTCTTTCCGCCACCACGCGCGCCGCCAAAGAACACCTCTCGGAACGGGCAATCGACAAGTGCGGTTTGTGGGCCAGCCTGAGGAGCCCACGCCGTCCTACTTATCGTCGTCTGATCCATGCTCTTTCAGCCAATCGGCCTCTGTCATGGGCTTGGCATTGATGACGAAGTTGACCTTGCTGTTCAGATCGATATCGAGCTTGTCGCCATAGACCTTCGGGCGAAGCTTGCCGGCCATCCATTTGCGAGCGTCAATCTGCAGGCGGCGATGCTCGATCATATCCGCCTTAGTCATTTCGATGACGTTGCCGTCCTTGTCGACCTTCGTCTTCTCGCCCGTGATCGGCGTATTGGCGATGTCGAGGATCTCGTCAAAGAGAGCGTCAGCCTGGGCTTCACGAGCGCGCGCGTACATGTCGCGAAAGCTATCGTGTGCACCCAACCACCTGAAAACCGTTGCCCGATGCGGCATGTCCTCGGCGAGGCATATCGATTTGAGGCTCTCCCCACCTGCGAGGCGCTCACAAATCCCATCCGCTATCTCTTTTGTGAACTCCGATGGTCTGCCTGTCATTTTACGCATAATATTCTCGCAAAAATATTCAGTAGTCCTCGACTCTTTTGATACTTAGTCGCAAACTATGGTTGTTTCTCTGCGTAATAAGTTTAACGCAAGGTTTCATCACCGAATGAACTAGGGAGCGAAAGATGGAATTCGAAAAGGGCGATGTAGTGCAGCTCAAATCAGGCGGTCCAAAGATGACGATTAGCGATATCGGCAAGTACAACTATGCAGACTATGACAGCGCCAACTGCGATTGGTTTATTGCCGACAAATCACCATGGAAAAAGGAAAGCGCTATTTTCCCGCTTCATTCACTCAAGAAGGCTGAGTAGACATCTGGATTCCGAGCGTATGCAGGACTTGCATGGATTAACCTTGGGAGGGTTTCGTGATCAGCAACAATGTGCCTCACAACGATTTCAAAGAAGGCTTCATCGTAGGATATCAGCTGCTTAAAGGTACTGCCGTCGGCATACCTGGGATACCAGGGGTGCCGGGAGTGCCCGGCAATACGACAGCCTTCCTGATGGGAATCAAGGCTGGCATTAAAGCTGCCGGTGGAACGCTCACGAAGTAGAATCCTCTGAACTACTCAATGCCACATATCAATAGCGCAAAATCAAGCGAGGAATTCCCACCATGGAAAAAGGCTCAGATGCTTACAAGATCGAGTTTCTACTCGGGCAAGTCCACGGGCTGAGTGGCTTCGTTCAAGCACTTGCAGTTGAACGCCCCGATCCACGCCAACTTTCCATAAGCGCCTAGGAATTCCCAAGTCGGTCTGGCGAAGATCGAAATAGCGCCGATCTCGTTGCTTTGCGACCAAAGGTGCGGTGACTGAAAGAAGTATTATTCACGCAGGAGTTACAAAAATGGGTCTGAAAGACGAAATAATCTCTATCGTATCCAAAGCAGACGAAGAACGAGACAACCAAAAGAATGCAGCCCAACAAGCTATGGAAACGATAAAAAGGAAAGACAGGGAAGACGCCACAGCGGCCTTAGAACACCTGCTGAGCGACGAAAGTATAAAGAAGATAATCAAAACTCACGCCGCAAAGGGTGGAAAGAGGGTTGCAATGATATCCGCTAAAAATGGAATGACTGCACTATACGACTCGCCTGCCATCCCATCGTCTCGACAGACTATACTGGATATCACATTCGCCGCCAAACCAATGGAAGCAGCACAGGCGTTTAAGGATGAGTTCATCCAATCGCGCGTCCGAGAGTTGGCTAAAGAGGGACTTAAGTTCGAAAGCAGATTCGATATGCAAGAGCAGGTGCTGGTTATAGCAATTGACTACAGCAAAGCCGTGTCCTGATCTATTTGACAAGCATGGCTATTACCGACCGTGTCGGTGCGAAAGTGTCCAATGTCGAAGGCTCTCATCTGTGGACCGCCTGGCTATGCCATCCGCCGAAGGGCGGGAAGATCATCAGGCGCCGGCCACGCATGCAAATCCGATGTTATCGATTTGCCGCGCCTGGTCACCCGGTGTTCGAATTCCCGATCGGGAAGGATCGATTCCGGCTCTGCCGTTCGGCCCGCTCCAAGAGCTGCCGGCGGCTTTAACTCACAAGTCTGCTGGATCGGAAAAATCGGTGAGCGTTCTACGCAAATCACCACTATCCTTTTTCTATACCGAAGACGGGTTCCGAGTAAATAGCCTGAGACGCCTGATTTCTAAGCTTTCCGGTATTTTCATATCCAAAGTGAACTGCGAGGGCGGTCATGCCCTGCTTTAACATTTCTATATAGGCTCGCTGAAGGTTCTTGCTCTGGGTAAGTTCGGTTATGGCCCTGCCCTCTCCCGCGACCCTCACCATGATGTCATAGCCGATCCCAAGCACGCGCCGGCAATCGGCTAGATCGATACCCGCCTGGATTTGGCGATCGGAAAGAGCGGATCTCGGGCCGCCGCCATCTACGGGCTCGCGGCTATAATCAAATGATCCGGTCCCTGCGCCACCGAGCGCTTCCCATATAACGCGGAACCGCTCTGCTGCCTTCACCTGAGCTGGGTTAATGAGTTTACGCCGCTCAAGCGTAACCAGCGCGCTTTCCCGCAAGTTCACGGCGCTCAAGATCCGTTTCGGGTTCCAGCTCTCGCCATCATGCGCTGTGTTATGGAGCGGGTTGTCTACCTCGTGCAGAACCAAATCTGTCTGGCGGTGCCCGATGCCTGCCAAGGTAACTTTGCTCAGCTTTGCCTTGCGTCCTCGTACCGCCATTTCAATGCCCTCGATTAGTGGATTTATCTGCGACTATGAGCTGTCGCGGCAGTTGCGAAACGGAGCCGAATATCCGTCCAAGAAGATGGCTTCGGATTAATAAAGTTAAATGCGCTCGCCTCGATAAAGGCCCAAGAAAGGCTCTGCCGTATTGGAGTCCTCGACCATGAACATCATGCCGCGCTTCTCTCCAGTCCGCGTTGTTCGCAACTCTACTGGCGAAATCAAAACCGTAGGAAGCGCCGACGACGCCTGGAAGACGCTTCTTGACGATTGGCCGGCCGACGAGGGCAACTGCTTCATGTCCGCGCTGCTGATCTGCATGGAAGTGCAACTCGGCGAGCGCTCGCCCGAGGAAGCTCGTGTAGCTTTCATAGATGCCGCGGTAGAAGCAGGCGTTCCCTTGCTGTCGTGACCTGGCATCTGGTTCGATCCCACCAACCACCGGAACCTTCAAGGCTCCGGCAAGTTGACTCTTCATATTCACAGGAGACGTCCAATGGCCCAATGGTGGAACAAGCCCGTAATCGTCGAGACCCGCAAGACTGGCGACAGATTGGTGATCTCGAATAGCGAACGAGCTGCTGAGTACATGCTCAACGAATGGCCGACCCTTGAAGATGGTCAAGCATACAAGGCCGCCCAGAAGGCACTCCAGCAATCCCACGATGGCAAGCTTGAGGCCGAAAAGGCTAAAGAGGCTTTCCTCGCAGCTCTCGCAGAAGGCGAAATATTTGTCTTTGATGAGTGAAATCGCACTAACACACTGATGCGCGTAAGAAAATGGAAGCGAAGGTATAATTTCGCTCATGCTGCTTGCTCCCATTCGCGCCAGCCGGCGCCGTCTTGAGGCTCGAGGAGATTGTCGGGAACCTTGCAACCGGGCTGCCCGGGCGCTGGACCCCACTGAGCCGTCATCCACTTTGCCTCGCGGCGTCCATAGCGCAGGCGTTTGATCCAAGTCTCTTCGCCGACCATTTGCAGGGCCTGCGGCGGCGCTGGCGCAAAGCTCTCGAAGCGTCGCTTGGAGATGAACCGGCATGCGTGCTGCACTTCGAGGTTTGGTTTTTGTTTGAGCAACGATTTGTAGCCGGGCACGGCGTTGAGGCATGCCGATCGCTCTTCGATGTCGAGCTTCTTCCATGCATCAAATGCTTCCTTTTTGCCCATGCCCTTGTGAGTAGGATAAGCCTTCCAGAAAGCTTCAAACTCCTCTGGGTAAGAAAACCGATTCTTGCTTTTCGGCGTTTCGTCCGAATTTTCGGACAAAGATTCTTTTCCTTCCTTTCCTTTCCCTTCCCCTGAGCACGCGTCATCGACGCGTGGTTCACGCGTGATTGACGCGTCAAATTGTTCAATATTTTCAGGCGGCGGAGGTAAATCGCTGGCGCGTTCGCGGTTGTTTATGACTTGATGTCGATGCCACGAAGGAATGAACCCAAAATCACGGTTTCCTGACGTGTATTTGACGACAAATCCACGCGTGAGCAACGCGTCAAGCACGCGTGAGAAGTCAACCTCATCGTATGGCATCACGGCCACCTTTAGCTGCCGCGGTCGCCAAGCGAACCTCCCTTCCCGATCGCACTGCGTCCACAGGCCAGCAAATGCCAGCCGCAACGGCAGACTAGTCTGATGTTCAGCCTCGAACAGATCTTCGTGTGTGAAGAATTCGGGTTTGATCGTTCGAATCCTGGACATCAAAAAGACCTCGCTGCGTTCCGAACAGCCGAGCAGGCGATGTCGACGAATAGGTCGACGGTCTTCACCGCTCCGTTGCGCTGTTTGGCGATGATGAATTCAAGCTTGTTCTGGCAGTCGGCGAGCTTCTCCGAGCGTTCAAACTCCTCTTCCTCGTCCTTCCCCTTGGCCTTCTCTAGGTAGTAGGCCTCGCGGTAGAGAAACGCGACGGTGTCGGCGTCCTGTTCAAGGGATCCGGAATCACGAAGGTCCGACAGCATCGGCCGCTTGTCCTCGCGACCTTCGACACCGCGGCTGAGCTGCGAAAGCGCGATCATGGCGAGGTCTTTTTCGCGGGCGATCTGACGCAGGCCGGCCGAAATCTCCGAGACCTCGTTATTGCGGTTTCCTGAGTATCGCGACGACGCTGCGACGAGCTGCAGATAGTCTACGATCAGGAGATCGATCTTGCTGCCGGCGCGTTCTGCGACGTCCTGCATGCGCTCAACCTTCACTCGAAGGTCGGAGATCGAAAGGCCAGATTGCTGTTCGATCCAAAGCGGCAGAGAGTTTAACCGCTGCTTTGCGTCGCAGATTTTCTCGAAGTCCTTTTCGGACACATTGCCGGTGATCAGATCGGAGTAAGGAATCCTCACATTCCAATCATAGGCGATATCTGTCAGGGCGCGCATCGCAAGGCGATTTGCACCCATCTCCAGTGAAATAAATCCAACCCCAGCGCCTGCCTGTGCCGCCTTAACACCTACCCCAAGTCCGACCGCCGTCTTGCCCATAGAAGGCCTGGCGCCGAGAACAACCATCTCCCCGCGGTGAATGCCGCCGGTCAGCCTGTTGATGTCACTAAGGCCCCAGGTAATCCCGGTGATGCCGCCGCCGTTGCTCATGGCATGCTGGACTTCGTCCAGAGCTACGTCGGCAGCCTCGGAAAGGGAAAACCTTGTTCTGCTGCGGGTGCCGCTACGAAGCCCGGATGCAATATCGTCGAAAGCCCGCGTCGCGTTGCGGATCAGCGCGCCCGGATCGACGCCGGGGTAGTTCGCCGCGGCGGCGATATTCTCGGCCTCGACCGCCAGACTTATCCGCGCGGATTGCGAAAGGAGATTCGGGATACTGTTCTTGAAACCGGCAACGCCGTGAACGGTGTTCGAAGCGAGCGCGGCCAGATAGGCAGACAGCGGGCGCCCAAGAGACTTGCTCCACTGCGCTGCTTCGTCTTCAGGAAACAGCTTAAACACGATGGCGATGCTTGAACTGCCGTATCGATCATGCGCAAGGAGCATGTTCTCGAATATGCGGCGATGCAGCGGCTCAACAAAATGCTCGGGCTTCACGATGCCCAGCGCTGCCGTCACGCTACCGACCATCAGCAGAGACCCGAGAATTTCTTGCTCTATCTCAGCAATGAAATTAGAAGCCGGCGCAGCCGTCATCCGATGACTCCTCCGCGCGGGCCTTCGACGAAGTTCCGCTGCTCGGACGTCATGAACAGATCAAGCCATCGGCGCCAAGCACGGCCGGCGGTTATGCCGTCCTCAACGCTGCCAGTCGATTGAGCCAAGCGCTGCGCGGAGACATATGCGTCCCAAGACTCAATTTGCGCCTCCAGCGATGGCAGATCATCGTTGGCGACATTCGTGGCGCGCAGCGCGCTTCCGCGGGTGTATGCGTTAGGGCCCGTCATGATGACATTTCCTCCTAGCGCTGCACTGTGGCTTCCGGTGGGTAGAGATCGGGGCGAAGATCCGATCGGTCGACGCCGGAAATCTTCTCGATTTGTAGGACACGAAAATATGGGGCCTGCGTCCACTGGCTGATGGCCTGGGGTCGGATACCAAGCTTTCGGGCAAGTTCGACGCGACCACCCGATTTCTCGATCGCTAATTTGAGGGCGAGATTCATGTTTCGGAAACCTTTGCGATGTATGCAATGTAAGTAAGACAGACTTTCCTTGCTTACGCAAGTAATTTTTGCGAGATTTCAAACATGACAAGTTCGCTAGGTACTCTCATCAAAGAACGACGCCAGGGTCGCGCTTGGTCTCAGCAGGCGCTCGCCGACAAAATGGAAGTCTCGCGCGTGGCAATCGGCCAATGGGAAAAAGGCGAGACAATGCCGGCGCTTGAGCGATTGCTGAAGCTCTGCGATCTTCTCGAGATCAATTTTGAAGAAGTCGTCTCAACAAAGGATCGAGCGCTAGCGCGTGACCACCGTCTTACTGCAGATGCGAATCCGTCGTCGGTGGGCACTCCGAACACGATTCCTGTCTTCCTGACCGTCTATGCCAGCGATGAAGCGGATTATCTCAAGGGCAGTACCGTAATATCGACCGTGCGACGACCGCCTGGCTTGGCCGATGTATCGGGAGATGGCGCGGTATACGCCGTTTACCTTCCGTCAAGCGCTCTCTCGCCTCGATTTAAAGAGGGCGAGATGATCTTCCTGAATAAGAACCGGCCACCCTCTCCTGGCGATATGGTCTCGGTAGAGCTGCCTAATCCGGCAGAACCTGAAAAGGATCGATGGATTTTGCGGCGATTGCTTGAGCGAAAGCAGGGGAAAATCATCCTGGAAAAAATAAATTCCGGTGAAAAGGAAACCTTGCAAAATCAGGAGTTTCTTTCGGTACATCGCATTGCGGACTGGCCGGAATTGCTAGGCTGAAGAAAGTTTACTTTACAAAAATAGGAAAGAATGACTTTCTATTCTCCATCCACCGATGGAGCTGCTATGCATCTGAACATCAACCCGATTAATTCTGACATCGTCGGCGACCTGCTGTTTGACCAGTTGCGCCGCAGCGACGCTTTTGACGCGATCAACGCTCATCTCGTCGCAGTCCACTCAGACGAAGCTCGATTCACCGACGCCGGCTTCGCGATCGACGGCGCAGCAGCCGAGGAAACGCATACCGTCGAGGTCAAGAGCTTCAACGCCCTAATCCGCACGCCCTGCCAGTCCGGGGAAGATGTCCAGGCGAAGCTCCTATGATCAACGCGGTAGCGACCTTGGGTCAATCCTCCGTTGGTCTGTTTGCAGAATTCGCATCGATGTTCGGACGGCCCAGCACTCTGAACGCGGAGTCGGGTGCGAGACCAGCGTCAAAATTTCTCAAGAAATGGGCATCGACAAACGTTACTGCGTTTTTCCCCGATTTTGCAATGATAGGGATCAGCCTGAGTTCAGATCCATCACCTTCGAGGAACGCGTTCGCAATGTCGGTTAATACCCATATTCTTTTTGGGTCGCTTTCCTGTGAAATTGGGTCGACAAACTTCTTCACAAATTCGAACAGCGCGTTCGGAGGAGCCGGATATGCCTCTTCCAGCGTGGCAACGATCTCGGCATTCATCGACCTGTTATTCGCCTCCGCCGCAGACTTGATCCGATCTCGGAGGCCGTCTGGCAAGCGTACGATAAACTGGTCGGAGGCGCGGCTCGGTCTGCCCATCGTAAAATCCTTAAGTTTTCATATCACTGTGCGATTACCGCTCTTGCGTCAATCATCGCTCCGTGCGATGTTATCGCACAGTGATACACGTCATCCCTTAAGAAATGGAGAATGAAATGAAGGGAGCGCGCGGAGCACCTGGAATTTTGGTCCGAATGCCAGAAGAGTTGAAGACCTTTCTTGCGGATCAGGCGGCTCGCTACGGCAGCAGCCAGAATAGCGAAATCATACGCTGCATCAGAGAGCGCATGGATCGAGTAACTGAAAAGGAAATGTCGGCTTCAGCCGTGAAGTGACCCGAAAACCCTTATGGCTGTTTTGTTCGGCCGCGACAGTGAATTATGCCGAAATGAAAACGGCGACCTAACGAGGCTGCAACCTCATCGATCGCCGATTTCGAAGACTGCCGCGTTAGCGCGCGGAAATCCGATGTCCAAATAACATAAGGAGGTTTTTATGGACTCCCTGACAGATAGCATGCCGCCCAATGGCGGTAAAGGCATACGCATGTCCAGCCGCGAAATTGCGGAGCTGACCGGTAAGCGGCATGATCATGTGAAGCGCGATATCGAAAAGCTGCTTGCGGACCTTGGCGAGGATATCCCCAAGTTTGGGGGTATCTATCTGGACAGCATGAACCGCGAGCAGACAGAATACCTGCTCGATCGGGATATGACCGAAAACCTGCTCATGGGTTACAGCGCCCTCGTTCGGCAGAAGGTCATCGCTCGGATGCGCGAACTGGAGGCGCTGCTGGCGGAGCCAAAAATCCCAACCACGGCCGAAGCATTCGCAAACGCCTTCAGGCTCTTGGCTGACAGCGAGCGCCGGCAGGCGCAGCAAGCCGCCGAAATGAAGTACGTCACGACCCGTATCGACATCATCGAGCAGCAGGCCCCGTTGAAGGCAAAACCTCAAAATGCCGAGACGCGGTCAGAAGTTCGGATTCGGATGAACCGGCGGTATGGGCTGTCTAGTCCGATCGTCGACAGCGTGCTCGACCATGAGGCTTACGGCCTACGTCCCTTCGGCATGGTGAAAAACGGCCATGAGGATGCCCAGGGCAGCAGCTATGGCGTTTATTGGATCAGGGATATCAGCGCCTTGTTCAAACGCTTCGCCAGCGAGTGCAGACCGCACTCGGAGACAATGGTCCGTCACGACATCATCGCCAGGCCGTTCAAGCTGAGCCAACCATTGGAGGCATAACCAGCGACCGGCGTAATTTTGCGCCGATCTCCTCCCCACATTTTGGAGACTACTATGCCGAATACGATTCCGGCCACCGGCGAAGCCGTGACCAAACAAGCCCACTCCCTCAATCTTCTCGACGTTGCCGCTAAGTCCGGCGACAATGTCATGTCCACCACTCGCAGATCATTTCTTTCGGCGCTGCCTGGATTGGCAGCTGCGTCTGCCATCCCGGTGGTGATTGCCATCGACGGACGAACCGCCCATGCCGCGCCTGGGCCGTCTGCAATCGTAGCAGGGCCACGGGAAAATCCTGAGCTGCTTCGAGCTTATGACGAGCTGATTGCCGCCCGTGCTGAACTGGCAGAGGCGCAAGACGCGCTGGAGTGGCTGGCAGATGAGTGGCGTCATCTCTGGCCCCTTGCTCCCGAAGAGCTCTTGGAAGGAGCCAACGCTCATCAAGGCTATCCGCGCAACGACAACGCCGAGAGAGACATAATCGGTCGTTTCATGATGCGAGACACTGCCGATCTTACGAATAGGCTAAATCGCCAATTCCGGGAGATGAACGAAAAACAATGTTTCAATGTCTGCACTGTGGCGGAAGCAGAAAAATACATTGCCAATCTTTCGCGGCAAACACCGAAGGGACGCACAGAAAAGGCGTTGGCCCGCGACCGCGCCTGGATCAAGGATAGGCTAGCCATATGGAACAAGAGGCTCGTGCTTGCCCGCGAATACGAAGCCGAAACGGCACGTCTTCGTCATGAATCTGGGGTTCAGAGAGTAAAGCAACAAATTTCCGTTGCTGAACTGGCGGTGGTCAAGTCTCGCGTGGAGATATCAAAGATCCCGGCATTCACGCACGAAGGCCTGCGCATCAAGGCTGAAGCCCTTAAGATGTATAGCCTGTTTGACGGCCAAATTGATTTAGGTGGTCCCCTCGATGAAGCGGCTCGTTTCATCAAGTCTGTTCTCGACGTGGCAGGGAATCAGAAATCGGAGAGCGCCCAATGAGCCAGCGCATCACGCCGCCTCACCTGAACGCGGCCGACCTTTCCACCCACGACCTGTGCCGCCTCTATCGCATCCTCGACAATCTGGAAGAGACCGCCAACATGGCTCTTCACTATATCATTTGTCTGGATGGTGGTGCCACAATGGCCGGAGCATATGTGGACAAGTTCCAAGAATACCTTTCCGAGGAAAGGGGCAATATCATCGATGCCCTTCGGGAACGGCCCAACACCACCGACGGCGACGGTCAGAGGCGCATGGGGACCATCGTCCAGTTTGAGGCTTGGTGCCAAGAATTCCACAAGTCCACTTTGGATGAACTCATCACCAATCCCCTTTCAACTGAAGCTATTTGAGTTGGCCGCGATGGAAACGAACTCCAACGAAAAATATACGCTCGACGATATCCATGGCGATATCGGTCACCTCGTCCATCTGCTCGACGGGAGCATGACAAAGATCCTCGACGTCGACCACGACTCTCTCGAATCCCTTGACAAGCACTGCCTAAACCGCGCTTCGGCTTTCTGCTGGATCGCTCGGGATATCGCTGAGCGCGTCGACGGGCAATTCTCGAACGCCGGGATTGCAGCAAAGCTGACGCTTAGCGAAACCGTCAAGGCCAAGATTGGCGCTTGGCAGGCGGCAGAAACCCGATACCGCAAGGAAATCACGCTCAATCCAGAGAGTGACCACGACGAGCTTTGGAAAGCCAAAGAGAGTGCCGAAGATGCGATGATAGAAGCGCCCTGCCAGTCGATCGAGGACATCAGAGCAAAAGTTTTGATCGCAATGCGAGACGAAAATGTTTTCGGCAGCATAGCTGACTGCACATGGAACGGAGAGCATGGACTGAAGATATTTCTTCGTTCGCTGATGGGCGCACCGCCTGTGGATAATGGGGGAAACTGATCGATGTCAGCCGAAAATCCCCTCATCGCCCTTGTCAAGGCACTCGCCAGGCGCCGGGCGCGACTTGACGCCATTCCGCCAACTCCCGCTAATGAGAACCTTCCGAGGGATGAGCAGGCGATAAAACAATGAAACGCGCAGCGATCTATGCCCGGTACTCGACCGACTTGCAAAACGACAAGTCGGTCGAGGATCAGATCAGCCTTTGCAGGGCATATGCCGAGCGCCACGCCTTCAAGGTAATCCGGGAGTATTTTGACCGCGCCAAATCCGGCGCATCGATGTTCGGACGCCCAGGCCTTGCAGATCTGATGCAGGCTGCCGAGCGCGGCGAGTTTGACGTTCTAGTGTCGGAATCGCCAGACCGCATCTCCCGTGACATTGCCGATCTCGCGAGCGTTCACAAGACTCTAAGGTTCCGCAGCATCGTCATGAACTGCGTCAACGGTGGCGAAATGGATACGATCCAGATCGGCATGCACGGCGTCATCGGCCAAATGCAACGCGAGGAAGGCGCCAAGAAGGTCAAGCGCGGCATGACCGGCGTCGTTCGCTCCGGCCGCAATGCCGGCGGCAAGGCGTACGGCTATCGACCTGTCTACGGGAAAAGGGGAGAGCTAGAGATCGTCGAGGAAGAGGCCGCTGTCGTCCGCCGGATATTCGACCTTTATTCGGCCGGCATCGGACCAAGGTCAATTGCTGCGATGCTGAACGACGAAGGCGTAGCTGCACCACGTGGGAGGCAATGGAACGGCTCCACCATCAACGGTAATGAAAAGCGCGGATATGGCATCCTGCGCAATCCTCTCTATGTGGGGAAAATCCTGTGGAATCGGGTCCGGATGGTGAAGGACCCGGCAACCGGACGGCGCGTATCGAGGGAAAATGAAGAGACCGCAATCGAAACTATCGATGCCCCTCACCTTCGGATCATCGATGACGCGCTGTTTCAGGCTGTTCGGAGCCGGAAGGAGGCGGTCGGCGGCAAACATGCTCATACCGCCCCCAGGAACAAGCGATTGCTGTCGGGGCTGCTGAAGTGCGGGGCCTGCGGGGGCGGCTTGTCCATCATCGGCACCGATCGCAGCGGCCCACGCGTCAGCTGCAGCACATGGAAGGAATCAAAGAGCTGTTCAAACAACGCGCGCTACTATGTCCAGAAGATCGAACGCGACGTGATTGATCGCTTGCGCATCATGTTCGCCGACACTTCCGCCATAGACGCCTATGTCGAAGAATATAGGGCTGAGAGCAAGCGAATTGCCACCGAGCGACGCAATAGCCGCGGCGCAAAGGAAAACGCGCTGGCAGACGTGCAGATCAGAATTACGCGTGTGATTGAGCAGGTTTCGAGGGGAACAATCGCGGATGAGGACGTTCTGGCCATTCTTCCCGGGCTCAAAGCTGAGCGGATGCGCCTGAAAGCTGAACTTGAGGCCGAAGAGGCTCCAACCAACATCATCGAGCTGAAACCAAAGGCTGTCGAGAAATTCAGGGAGGATGTCGAGCAGCTCGCCGATATCGCCAATAGTACCGGCGCTGAACCGTCGATCCAGCTTGGAAAGGCCTTCAGGGAAGTGGTCTCGGGTGTAATCGTCCACCCACGCCAACCAGGCAAAAAATATCAATACGAAATTAAGGGCTGGCTGTCCGCAATTGTCGGCGAAGAGTTGTCGGCTGTTTTGATGGTAGCGGAGGAGGGATTTGAACCCCCGACACAAGGATTATGA